AGATTGGGGTTATAGTCAAGACCCGACTTGTTTAATTGCTATGTACAAATGGAATGGCAAACTAATAATTGACGAACTGATTTATCGTAAAGGATTAATTAATTCAGAGTTAGCAAACATCATGCGAACACTTAACCTTAACATGAGGGTTAATATAGTTGCGGATAGTGCCGAGCCTAAGTCAATAGCCGACTTAAAGATGTATGGTTTTTATAATGTTATCCCAGCCGTTAAAGGTGCTGATAGTGTACGTAATGGAATAAATAAGCTGCAAGAACATGATATACTTATAACATCACGTTCAACAAACACAATCAATGAGTTTCAGAATTACACATGGGCAAAGGACAGAAACGGAAAAGAAACGGGAGAGCCTATTGATGCTTTTAATCATGCTATTGACCCAGCTCGCTATGTTGCGTTAACTAAACTAAGCTATCAAGGTTATACTGAGGTATATTAATAAATGAGTGTATTTTATTGTTATATTATTGAATGATACCGATTGAGATAGTAATAGATGAATTTGGCAATAAGTTAGTTGATGACCTGAAAGCATCCCTTAAAAAGAAAGGGGTGATGTATCAAACGCAAGAAAGTAAACTAGCTGCATCAATTCGTTTTAGAACATTGCCTAAAGGTGATTCAATTGTGTTTCAGTTGTTGATGCCTGACTATGCCGAGATAAGGGATAAGGGAAGGAAGCCCGGACCAGTTAGTAAAGAGGGTAAAAAGAAAATAGGTGAATGGGGCAACCGAAAGGGAATGATAGGTAAGTTTAGCGAGAATGAATTAATTAACAGAAAGAAAAAACAAGACGAAGCAAAAGCAAGGAATAAAAACAGAAAGGTTTGGAAGACTTTAAAAAAGCAACCATTCAATAAAGCTAAAGAAGCGTTTGCTTATGTAGTGGGTAGAAAGATAGCTAAGAAAGGCTACGAAGGAAACAACTTCTTTACTGACGTGATAAATGATGGGCGTATTGACGAATTAAAAAAAGACTTAATGGATTATGGTTTCAAGAACTTTAAATTTGGATTAGAATAGCATGGCAATCACTATTACACATAAACCCCAAACAATAGCACCGGGATTCAATCAATTGATGTTTAGAGCCACGTCAACGCAAACGGCACAACCTAACTTTAACTATTATGTTACTGTTAATGTGGACGGTGTTGCTTTAACTCCTATGCCATTGCCGGCACGTCCAACAGGTGACCTTATTTTGGATATTAAGCCATTGGTGAGGGACTTCTTAAAACATTACTTTCCATTCAATCTTTCGGGATGGCAAACGTGTACGAAGTCAATTATAAACGTTACAGTTAACATAGGCGAACGTTACGGAACTACTCCGACTATCTATACAGGAACTAATCAATTCTTTAAAATATGGAATGGTTCGTTAACAGAGAGGGAAAGGATGACTTACAACTCTTCACTGTACGTGAGTGGTTCGAGGGCTTTAAATAATTTACCAACTGAAATAAAGGTTAAAAAGGATAAACAAGATGTTGTTTTTTATTACTTGTTAAACGCTGTTAATGACGTTACAACGGTTGAAGTTAAAACATACGACTCAACAAACACATTACAAAGTGATAGTGCCATTGCCAACCCACACACAACAGTAACAACACAAAATCAAATGCTTTGTATTAACCTCGGAAAGGCTGCGCTACAGGGATTGTTAGTCAGTCAAGTTGGAGGAGATTTTCCAATATCAACCAGTTCGAGTGTTAAAAGAATAAATATTAAGTTCAAAAACGGTGGTACTACTGTTGGAGAATATAACATCAATTATGTAGGATGCAAGGGGCGTAATGAGAAACCGTATAGCCTTTACTACCTCAATCGCAATGGGGCTTTTGATTTTATTAACTTCGTTTCAGTTAATCGAACCAACACCAATACTAAGATAAATTACAGAAAGATTGAACAATACCACAAAGGTAGTTACTTGGATTCAAGTAGTACAATTGTTTTAATCGATAGCCCATTGGAGCAAAGAGATAGGGTGTTAGGCAACACTAATCAAGACACTTACCGATTAATTACAGATTCGTTAAGTGATTCAGATGTTGCAATGCTAGAAGATTGCTTTAACTCAAGCGTGTACATTTTACATGACATTGAAAACGACTATTACGAATATGTGAACCAAACAGATACTCAATTCATCGTAAGGGAAAAGATAGTTGACAAAGTAATTCAGGTGCAAATGAACATTAACAGTAACATCATTAACGAAAGGCAGACGTTTTAATGGGTAGGTTATTTATTCGAAATATTGAAGTTGATATGGTTGAGGATGTGAATACGTCCTTAAACTATTCTTTATTGGACATTCAAAACCCGGTTAATAAGCAGACTAATTATAGCAAGTCAATTAAGTTACCAGCAACAAACCCGATTAATCAAATATTTGAATACATCTTTAACTTAGATGTAACCCTATCCACATTTAATCCAAACAAAAAAGAGCCTGCTATTTACTATTCAAATGAAAGCGAAATATTCGCAGGTCACGTAAGGCTTAAGAAGATAGAACGTAATTTAGATAAACAAACAAACTTTTACATACTTGAACTGTTTGGCGAACTATCCTCTTTATTTAGAGACATTGGCGAAAAGTTAGTAACAGGTAATCCGAACCCTGCCGACGACTTAGACTTTAGCGAGTATGACCATGAATTGAACTACACCAATGTAGTTAATAGTTGGGCAACTTCAAATATAGTTAGTGGCTCACCTGTTTCATTAGGGGGGTTAGGTGCTAAAGGTTATCGTTACGCCTTGGCTAATTACGGAACGGAAGCGGAATATTTTTTAAACAACTCATCTAACTATAATCCCGACATTGACTTTGCTGTTAATAATATGCGCCCTGTCATATTCAGGTATGAACTTTTAAAAAAGATATTTGATAAAGCAGGCTGGGTTTGGGATTCAGCTTTTTTAAACGGGACTAGGTTTGGTAAAATAGTTCACCCTTGTAACAATGATGTATTAAGCCTTTCGCAATCTCAAATAGATAACAATAGGTATTACGTAAATGATAACGTAGGCATAAGTAACACCGTTGCAATGAATCCAATCGGAGGTTCTAGTGCTACATTTGTTCCAACGTTACCACCTTACAATACTGTTATATTCAATAACGAAGCCTCACCATTTTATGATACGGGCGCAAACAACAATACTACAACCGGAATATTTAACACACCGTTACAATCGACTTACATAATCACATTTCAAACAACCGTTAACGCTGAGTTATCAATACCAACAACACCGGTAGGTAGGTTAATGACTTCGTTTACAGGGATTGTTAGATTGTCAATTGATAAAGAAGTTTCACCCGGTGTTTGGACAAATATACACTATCAAGACTTTAACTACAATCAAACGAATGCAGGTACTTTTGTTTTATCTCAATCATTCCAAACAACTAAAGAAGTCTATGATGTTGTAAATACTAAGTATAGATGTACGGTTGGCTATGGTAGCTTAGTTGGCACAATGACCTCAGTAATAACAGGCGGTAACATCTTTATTAAAGTATTGGATAGTTACTTGTACGTAAGGCTAAAGAATAACAATGTAGTGGAGGGTATGGGCGTTACTTATTCTTTTAATCAAGTGTTACCAAAAAATAAAAAACAAAAAGACTTTTTAATCGATTCAATTCGTGAGTTCAATTTGTGGATGATTGAAGATAAGTTGGTTAAAAAGAAAATGATAATCGAGCCGTACGAAAATTGGTTTGACCCTATCAATGTTGAAGATTGGACCGCTTTAAGAGATACTAAAACAGGAGAAAGCTATGAATTATTATCATTACTAGATAACAAAACATTTCACTTTGCTCATAAGCCGGATTCAGATTATTGGAGTAAAAAGTACACCGAAAGAAACCTTTATAATTATGGTGATGCCGTTAAGGATATTGATAATGACTTTTTAAATGGTACTAATAAAATTGAACTTACAACAAGCTCAAGTCCTTTGATTGGCAATGATTCAAACGGTTTATTAATACCTCAGATTTACTCAATCGATAACGGGGTGATTAAACCTATCAAACATAATTTACGTTCAATGTTATGGGGTGGACTTGTAAACATGGACGGGGGCTATTGGACTTTGTGGAGTTTAGGAAACCCTACTAACTTTAGTCAATATCCTTACATCGGGCATTTAGATGACCCTTACAATCCAACGTTTGATTTCTTATTCGAGAATCCAAGTGAGATATTTTACGAACGTCCAGTACTTAACTATACTAATAACAATCTTTACAATGCTTATTGGAAAGGTTACGTCGACCAATTAAGCAACCCTAACAGCAAGGTTGTAACACGTAACTATTGGTTGAGCGAAAAGACAATTAAGGAGTTAACGTGGCGCAAAAGAATCTTTGACGATGGCCATTACTTTATACTTTATTCGATTGAGAATTACACACCGGATAGCAACCAGTCTACAACTTGCAAGCTATTAAAACTAAGTGATTATGTTGCATTTATTCCAAGCAGTGAAGCACCGGGGGGAAGTGGTGGAGGTGGTAATGCTTTTGGTAGTTCAAAGGTTGCGGCTTCGTTAAGTTCATTCTTAATTGAGTCAGCAACACCAAGCGGAATGAGGCTAGCAGCCCCGACCTCAACAAAGAAAGTGTTTATTGATAGTGACTCGAATTTACCATTAGGAAAGTTTACAATAATAGAGGTGGATGCAAGCGGTGGCGATATTACAATAACTTTAAATAATGTAGGGTTTGAGTTCATGATTGTAAGGGTTGACAATACAGCAGGTACAACTGTATTCTTGCAGCCAGACGATGCAACTGTTTTAATTGACTTTGAAGCAAATTACACGCTAACAACTCAAGGAGAATTAGTTAAGGTTATACCAGTAGAAGGTGCTTATTACGTACAGAAATAATGAATATAAAAGATATAAATAGTTGCTTTGTTGATATGCTTTTGGTTTTGAATCTATACAATCAAAACAATGAGGAATTAAACAAAGATATTAAAACGGCTTGGAAACTAGCCGAAAAAACACATAAAAGAAAATGGAGAAACTATCGTTTGAATTTGAGATAAAGGGAGTCACCAAGTCTATTAACTCAATCGCTGAGGCTAAAGATGCTTTAAGCGAATTGCAGGATGTTGTAGAAAACTCAGACTTTGGGAGTGAAGAGTTTCGGGCTGCGAGTACTGAGATTGAAAAGGTACAAGCTAAGTTAATTGAAGCAACCAGTAAAGGTGTTGAGCCTGCAACAAATGGATTCAAGAAATTAAAGGACGAATTAAAAGCAGCTAAGAACGCCCAAGCCGAAGCTGCTCAAACATTTGGTGAAGGCAGTAAGGAATACAAAGCGGCTGCCCAGCAAGTCGCTAATTTACAGGATAAATTAGATGACTTAAAAGATAGTTCGGTTTCTTTAAAGGGTACTGGCATTGAGCGGTTAAATAGCGGTGTGGGTTTATTGAAAGAGGGTTTTGCCAATTTTGATACTGATAAATTAAAGGTCGGATTCAATGCGCTTGGTAGTGCCATGAAAGCAATTCCTATATTTTTAATTATTGAGGGTGTTAGATATTTAGTTGAAAACTTTAACGAATTATCAGAGGGTACAGGAATAATAGCCAAAGCATTGCAGGGTGTTTCTTGGATAATGAATAAATTAAAAGAAGAGATTTATGCCGTTACAGATGCTTTAGGATTAACGAATAGCGCGCTTGACAAACAAGGCGAAGCGATTAAAACCTATGCCGACAAAACAAAAGAAGCTTTAAATCAACAGTCCGCTGCATTTGATAGACAAATTGCTCAGGCTAAAGCGGCTGGCAAATCTACAGTTGATTTAGAAATAGCGAAACAAAAAGCAATCATTGAAACCAATAAAACGATAGTTAAACAAATTGAGGCGTTTGTTAGAGCCGGCGGTCAATTAGATGAAGAGAAACGTAAACTACTTTCTGAGTCATTAGAAACTATTAGAAACGCTAAGTCACAGGAAAATGTAGTTGTATTAACGGCACAAAAAGAACAAAACGATGCTTACAAAAAGAAGTTAGAAGAACGAAAGAAATTACTTGAAGAAGCTATCAATGAAGAAAACCAATTAAACAAAAACAAAAAAGCATTCGATATTCAACTTGAAGTAGAAAAGCAAGCGGAGCAAGAAGTTATATTAACTCAATCATTAGAACAACAAGGTTTAATTAATGACTACTTTAACCAAATAGATAAAGAGCGGTTAGCTAAATGGAATGAAGAACAGAAACAATTATTAATTGATAGAACAAATCAAGGATTAGATACATTAACACAATTTACAAACGCTAGCGCAGCTCTTAGCGATGCCGTGTTTAGTGTTCAGTTGGAAAATTCTAAAAAAAGTAGTGAAGAGGAGTTAAAGATAAAGCGTAAACAATTTGATTTAAACAAAAAGATTCAAATAGGTGCAGCCGTAATAAGTGGGTTACAAGGTGCATTAAATGCAATAACAGCAAAGTCAACAATACCTCAACCATTTGATGCTATTTATAAAGGACTTCAAGTTGCTACAATTGCAGGAACTACAGCGCAGACAATCAACAAAATTAGTTCGACTCCATTTGAAGGCGGTAACGCTTCAAGTATTAGCAGTAACAACTCAACCCCTGCCATTGGAGGTTCAGCACCTGCTTTTAATTCAATTGCTCCAAGTGTTAACCCTGCAAACCAACAACCACAATCAACACGATTAGATGAGAATGGTAGACCAATAGGGCAAAATCAATCATTTAGAATTAAGGCGGATGTGGTTGAAAATGATATGACCGAGAAACAAAAAGAACAAGAAAAAAGAAAATCACTAATAACTTTTTAACATGACTATAAAAGAAA